GAAGAATAGGTGGGTGCTGGATGATGAAGAGAATAATCAAGACGGTTGACGGGAACCGGTATGAGATAACAACGAATGAATATCCTTGCCTGCAACAGTTTGGTGAAACATTCATTGTTATTGCATCGGACGGTGAAACCAAGCTGGTCAATGTGCGGCATGTTGTGTCCATCACGGTGAAGAAGGGGGAAGGGGGATGACTGCCAAACAATACATGAACCGCGTCAGGCGAGTGGATCAGGAAATCCAGATGCTTGAGCGGCTGATACAAAGGACAAGGGAATCCGTTGAAGCTGTTACACAGAAGTATGATGGGGACGGAGCGCAGGCAACAAAGAATCCGCACAAGTTTGACAGGCTGGTTGAACTGGAAGGGCTGGTGGACCAGAAGATCCAAGAACAGTTAACGCTGAAGGCAGAAACGCTTCTGACCATTGGAAAGCTGAAGGATCGGCGGCAAAGGATGGTCCTGACGGAATACTATCTGGAAATGAAGACATGGGAACAGGTTGCGGTTGATATCGGATATTCTTATCAACATGTCATGCGTCTTCATGGCTATGCGCTGAAGGCTGTGTCTGAAATAATGTGATAGAATGTTATATTTGACCTGTGCTATCATATAGGCTGGAAAGAAGTCAAGGGAACTTGGCTTCTTTTCATTTATCGGGGGATCAGCCGTGAAGGATTTTGCCAGATCTTTTTATTCTTCCAAAGCTTGGAAAGATTGCCGGGAATCTTACCGGAAGTCAAGGCAAGGGCTGTGTGAGGTCTGCCTTGCACAGGGCATCCTGACACCGGCTGAGATTGTTCACCACAAGATTGAGATCAATCCGGTTAACATTAACGATCCATCTGTGACGCTGTCATGGGAAAACCTTCAATGCGTTTGCCGTGAATGCCATGCCAAAGCACACGGGGCAACAGAACGCAGATGGGTGATTGATGAGGAAGGTCACGCGGTTTCTGTTGAGTCCCCCACAGTCTGGATCAGGAACAGGGCCGGGGGCACCGAGGATGGGCCTCGAATTTTTCCGAATACGAGAGAGTAGCGCCAAGATGCCATGAGAAAGTCGAAGAAAACCGAAGATAATCAGATCTTTGCATATTACCAGCGAATTAAAAACGGATCTGAGACTGTCGGCAAATGGGTGGCGCTTCTTTATGAATATCTGGTCACCGGATTGCAGAACAAAGACTTTTTCTTTGACCAGCGCAAGGCCAATCAGGCAATCAACTGGTTCGAAAACCATTGCTTCCACACGGAAGGACCGCTGGCGCCGAGTGCGATCAAATTGGAACTGTGGCAGAAGGCTTTTCTGTCTGCCATCTTCGGGATCGTTGATGAGACAGGGAACCGGCAGTTCCGGGAAGTGTTTCTGGTTGTGGCCAGAAAGAACGGCAAAAGCCTGATCGCCAGCGGCATCGGGAATTATATCTTCCGAGAAGATGGCGGCTATGGTGCAAAGGTCTTTTGTTGCGCACCGAAACTGGAACAGGCTGACATAGTCTATAACAACATCTGGCAGATGATCACGCTTGATCCAGAATGGCAGGCGCTTAAGGAAGCCATTCAGGACAGCAGGGATGAACACAACAAACGGACGCTGGATGATTCCATGCTGGCCAAGCACCGGCAGACAGATCTGACCATACCGGGCACCAACAGCACGGTCAAAAAGATCGCGTTTTCCGCAAAGCGGTCAGATGGATTCAATCCTTCCTTGGCCATCTGTGATGAGGTTGCGGCATGGGAAGGTGACAAAGGCCTGAAGCAGTATGAGGTTATGAAATCCGGTATGGGTGCCAGACCGGAAGGCCTGCTTCTGTCCTGCACGACATCCGGTTATGTCAACGACAGCATTTATGACGAACTGCTGAAGCGGTCAACCAGATTCCTGCTTGGTGATTCCAAGGAAAAGAAGCTTCTGCCGGTCCTTTACATGATAGATGATCCTGAGAAGTGGAACGACATCAACGAACTTCGGAAAGCGAATCCGAATCTTGGCGTATCTGTTTCCGTGGATTACATGCTGGAAGAAGTAGCGGTTGCGGAAGGATCTCTGAGTAAGAAGGCCGAGTTTATAACCAAGTATTGCTGTCTGAAGCAAAACAGTTCAACAGCTTGGCTGGATGCTCAGACGGTGGAAGCCGCTTGCGGCAAGGGTCTGGATCTGGATGACTTCCGCAATTCTTATTGTGTTGGCGGCATTGACCTGTCACAGACGCGAGATCTGACGGCCTGCACCGTTGTGATCGAACGGGCCGGGGAATTGTATGTTTTCGCCAAGTTCTTCTTACCGGCTGAAAAGATGGATGAAGCAATCCAAAGGGATGGGGTGCCTTACAACCTATATTCCCAAAGGGGTTTGATCATGCCATCCGGGGATAACTTTGTGGATTACCATGATGCTTTTGACTGGTTCAGGATGCTGGTAGAAGAATATCAGATCTATCCGCTGATGGTTGGATATGACCGGTATTCCGCGCAGTATCTGATTCAGGATATGAAGAATTACGGGTTCCAGACTGATGATGTTTACCAAGGGGAAAACCTTTATCCGGTGATTCAGGAAACGGAAGGGTTGCTGGAAGATAAGAAGATCCACATTGGTGACAATGATCTGCTGAAGATCCATTTACTGAATAGTGCCATCAAGATGAGCGCAGAACGGGGCCGGGGGCGGCTGGTAAAAGTCAATTCGTCACTTCACATTGACGGATGTGCGGCACTTCTGGACGCCATGACGGTGCGTCAGAAATGGTATGCAGAATTGGGTGAACAACTGAAAAACTGAGGTGATGAGAATGGGGCTGTTTGACAAGATCTTTGGAAACAGGCCAAAAGAAAATAAACGGATTACAGAAACCTTTGAAATGCTGGATGGTTATGTTCCGAGGTTTACCAACTTCGGCGGCAGTGTTTATGAATCTGACCTGATCCGGGCCGCGATCAATGCACGGGCCATCCACATGAGCAAGCTGAAGGTGGAAACCTTCGGCGCGGCACAACCGGCCTTGCAGAGAAAGTTGAAGAATGGGCCGAACGAGTTTCAGACATGGAGTCAGTTCCAATACCGGCTTTCAACCTTGCTGGACATGCACAACACGGCATTCATTACACCGGTTTGGGATCAATTCGGATATGTGTCCGGAATCTATACGCCATTGCCAAGCCGGTGCGAGATTGTGCAGTCAAATGGTGTGCCTTATCTCCGTTATGAATTTACAATGGGTCAGATGGCCGCTGTGGAACTGGCCTATTGCGGCATCATGACCAAGTTCCAGTATAAAAGTGATTTCTTTGGTGAAAACAATGAAGCGCTTCGGCAGACAATGGATCTGATCCACATCCAGAATCAGGGCATTGAAGAAGGCGTGAAGAGCGCGGCAACTTACCGGTTCATGGCCAAGCTGTCAAACTTTGCGAAACCGGAAGATCTGGCCAAAGAGCGCAAGCGGTTCACGGAAGAGAATCTGGCCAAGGGCAACGGCATCCTGCTGTTCCCGAATACTTATCAGGATGTCAAGCAAGTCGATGTGAAGCCGTGGGTTGTGGATGCGGATCAGCAGAAGGCCATTGAATCCCATGTCTACAAATACTTCGGTGTGAATGAAGACATCCTTCAGAATCACTTTGATGCTGATAACTGGTCCGCGTTTTATGAAGGCGCCATTGAGCCGTTTGCCATTCAGGAAGCGGAAGTGCTGAAGAAGATGCTATTCACGATGAGAGAGCAAAGCCAAGGCAATGGCATTTCCGTCACGGCCAACCGGTTGCAGTATCTGAGCAATTCCGACAAACTGCGTGTCTCTTCTCAGATGCTTGACCGTGGGATCATGAGCATCAACGATGTCCGCGAGATCTGGAACATGCCGCCGGTTGACGGTGGGGATGTGCGGATCATCCGGGGCGAATACTATAACGCTTCCAAAGTGGACGTTGAAGAGGAGAAGACCGTTGAAGAAGAGTTGAAGGAAGAGGAGAAGAAAGATGAAGAAGGAAATCAGGGCGTTTAACTTTGAGGTTCGGGCTGAAGAGAATGAACAGCACGGGCATTTCCTTTCAGGCAGACCAATTGTCTTTGGCCAGCGCACAGATCTTGGCTTTTATGATGAGATCATTGAAGCCGGTGCGCTTGATGCCACAGACCTGAAAGATGTGCGGTTTCTTGTGAATCATAATACGGACATGATTCCGCTTGCGAGAAGCCGCAATAACACGGAGAACAGCACCATGCAGATGTGTGTGGATGCTGACGGCATGGGGATCAGGGTTGATCTGGACACTGAGAACAATGCCGATGCAAGAAGCCTTTATTCCGCAGTGAGCCGGGGAGACATTACCGGGATGTCTTTCATGTTTGTTGTGGATAAGGATAGCTGGGACGAAGTTGACACGGATCATCCCACAAGACATGTCAGATCTATCAGGCAGGTCTTTGAGGTGTCTGCCGTCACTTGGCCAGCATACAGTCAGACTTCCATTCAGGCAAGGGGCATTGCTGATGCGCTGGACAGCGCAAAAGCATCACTGGAGAGTGAAAGAGCCAAGATTGCCGAACTGAAGCTGGCGAAAGAAAAAATCAAACTGAAAGCGAGGTTCTGAAATGGAACTGAAAGAGAAAACCGTTGATGAACTGCTTGCCAGACAGGAAGAGATTGTGGCAGAAGTGGATTCTCTTGAGGATCTGGAAGCCGTTGAAGCCCGTGGCGCTGAACTTGACGCAATCAAAGCCGAACTGGAAGCCCGTAAGAAGCTGGCCGAAGAAAAGGCCGAGATCCGCGCCGCTGTTGCCAATGGCAAGGGCGAAGTAATTGAAAAATTTGAAGAGAAAGTTGAGGAAAAGAAAATGTTTGGAATTGAAACCAAAGAATACCGCGATGCCTTCATGGCCAATCTGGTTGGCCGCGCCACCGTTGAACAGCGTGCCATTCTGGCGGATAACACCGCTTATGGTGACGGTCTGTCCCTTCCGGTTGATCTTGACCGGGCCATTTGGGATCAGGTAACTGCCGCCCATCCCATTCTGTCTGACATTGAGATCCTGCGCACCGGCATGGCCATCAAGGTCACCAAGATGACCGGTTCTGCCGTTGTCAAGAAAATGGACAGTGCCGCTTCCACAGAACAGACCTTCACCGGCGTTGATGTGGTGCTGGTTGGCGCCGATTATCACACCTATGTGAATCTGTCCTATGCCGAAGCCAAGATGTCTCAGGGCGCTATGGAGCAGTTCCTTGTCCGCGAGGTTGCTGACGCCATCGGTGAAGCGCTTGCCGCTGATGTCTTTGCCCGTGTTCTCTCCGATGCTGGCACCGCTCAGAAGGTCACCGCCACCACCGATATGTTTGACGATGTGAAAGCCGCGATGGCGCTTGCCACACTGGCACGGCGTCCGGTGATCTATGCACCGGCTACCGAGTATTACCAGATTGTCGGTGCTATCAAGCAGGGTTCTCCGTTTAACATCGGCACGGTCCTTGGTTGCGAGGTCAAGCTTGACAGCGCGGCCACCAAGGTCACGGTCCTTGATCCTTCCCTGTTTGTTCTGAACGTGATTCAGGACACCGTTGTGGAGTCTCAGCGTGATGCCAAGAACGCGCAGTTCGTGATTGGCGGTTACATGCGTGCCGAGGGTACTCTTCGCAAGACCAAGGCCGCCGCGTACATTGACTGATCATGAAGATGCTGGCGAAAGCCGACATCCTTGAAAACAACAGAAAGCACAAGGCCGGGGCAGAGTTTGAAACGGACAATGCCACCGGCCTTGTCCTTCTTGAATATGGATGGGCGGTTGAGGTTGCTGTACCTGAAACAGCAGTTGAAACGGCAGACATTAAGCCGAGAAGGAAGAAAAAAGCCTGAGAGGTGACACGCAATGCCGAATGAAGAAACAACCGAAAGAACCATGCTGGATGATGTCAAGCTGGCCTTGCGTTTGACCACCGATGCTTATAACGCTGAATTGACAGACCTGATCAATGCCGGTCTTGGTGACCTTGGTGTTGCCGGGGTAGTGGATGCCGACACGGCTGACACGCTGATCAAAAGGGCAGTGGTCACATACTGCAAGATCCATTTTGGATCACCGGCAGACTTTGACCGGCTGAAACGGATCTATGATGAGCAGAAAGCACAGCTTGTCACTTGCACCGGGTACACGGATTGGGGTGATTCCTGATGCTGTTTGCTGAGACTGCCAACCTGATCAAGCAGACATTCACTATCAATGCTGTCGGGGATTCCATTGCCGCAGAGACATCACGGACCGTGTTTGTGGAGTTCCAAAGCATTGGCCTGAAGCGGAAGATTGATGCGCTGGCTACCGGGCTGAATGTGGAGTTCAAATTGCTTCTGAAGGACATTGCCGAGTATGACGATGAGAAGATCATTGAATACAAGGGCAAGCGGTACAATGTCAAGAATGTTTTTATCCGGGACGATCAGGCGGTTGAACTGACAGTTGGTGAATACTGATGCCATTACCGAAAAGCGTAACAAAGATATCAAAGAACGGGGTTGAATTTGTTTCATCCGTTGACCGGGCGAACTATCTGATAACAGAACTGACAAGAGCGGCCATGAAGGATGTGGCCAAGTATGTTCTGAGAATTGTCCGGGCAAATGTCCGGGCAATCAGCAGTCAGACAAAGAAGATGCGCTATGCCGGTATGA